AACTCGGGCCCGCGTCAAGCCACGTTGTGGCTGCAGCGGGCGCTGGGTGTGGAAGCTGACGGCATCATCGGCCCCAAGACGTTGGCTGCGGCGTATGCGCAGGACATGAACGCGCTGCGGTTGCGCATCTTGGCGCAGCGACTTCGCTTCATGACCGGCCTGACAAACTGGCCGGCCTTCTCACGCGGCTGGGCACGCCGCATTGCTGACCTGATGGAGACTTGACATGACTGCAACGATGATCCAGGCGCTGGTGCGCCACATCCTCACCGCTCTTGCTGGCGGCTTCGCCGTGAAGTACGGCGTGGACGGCGGCACGATGGACGCCATCATTTCCGGGGCGTCTGCTGCTGCCGGTCTGGGTTGGTCTGTGTGGGACAAGCGGCAGAAGTGATCTGACGCAGCAGCGGGCCGGCGGTGTAGACCCACCGGAACTTGGTCCGCGTGGTCGGGTCGGCGCGCTTGGTGCGGGTGACCCAGCCTGCTTGCTCGGCATAGCGCAGGGATGCGCCCACGTTGTTGGGCTTTATGTCCCACTTGATGCCGACGTCGTGGGTTGTCAGCTCTTCTTCGGGATTGCGGGCAAAGAAAACCGCCACGTGGGTGACGATGCTCATGTGTTCTCCTTGATGCCATGCGCGGCCTCAATGGCGCGGGCAAATTCCCGGTGCTCCCAATCTGCGCTCATAGGCTCACGCCATAGGCGATCAAGCTCCTCGTCGCTCAGGGGCTCCTGCACCGTCTGCTCCAGCGCGGCCTTGAGGGCGGCGATGGTTTCTCCAAGGTGTTCAAAGTAGCGGTTGACGGCTCGCGCCTCCAACGCCTCCAGCGCCTGCTGGGCGGCTTCGCGTAGGGTGGTCATACCTTGTTCCTTTCTTGCCATTCAGGATCTGCACGCATCTGTGCGTATGCCTGCGCCATGCCTGCGCTGAACTTGCGGCCTGCTGCGTTGAACTTGTTGATCAGATCGTCCAGCACTTGCCGAGCGCGAATGTCGTCCAGCATCACCCGCAGCACGCGGTGCTTGCGTTTGGATTGGCGGGTCATACCAACGCCCCCACAAGAAACGCAATCGCGCCAACAAGGGCAACAACGCCCAGACCGAGCACCACAAGTTTGCCCAAGGATTCAGGGGCGTCGTCATCGACGCCAATCTCAGTTGCCGCCTCGGCTGGAATGGGTTTGTCGTTCATGCTGCCTCCCCCGCCAGCGTGGCCTTCAGACGTTCGATGCGGTTCTGGTGGTACGTCACCATAGCCTCGGCGTATTCGCGGGCGCTGTGAGCCTCCAGCAGGCTGCGATGGGCCTGGTCGAGTTCGCGCTGCATGAGTTCAGCGTGGCTGATGTTGCCGCACAGGCGGCGGATGTGGTCGCGGATCACTTGATTGCCTCCTTCAGAATCTCCATGCGTTCCCGCGCAGCGCGCAGGACGGTGTAGCGTTGATGCAGCCGCTCCAAGATGGTGACGCGGCGCAGCGTCTTGCGCTCCTGCTCCAGCAGGGCGCTAACCTCCTGCTCAGTCTTGCTTGACAGGTGCTCGTTGAGCCATCGCCAATTCATGCTTCTTCTCCAGTGTGTTGATGGTGACCAGCACCCTATGCAGCCTGCGCTGCGCCATGTTGAACGCCTTGAGCGCGATCTTGTGCTCGGCCCGCGCTACCTTCAGCCGCTCCGTGATCTTCTTCACTCTGGCACCTCCATCCAATCAATGGCCAGCATCTCCTCCGAATCGGGGAAGAACGGCGCGATCTTGTTGCGGGCCGGAAAATTCACAAAGAACGCATCGCCCTGCCGGAAAACGTAGAAGAAGGCGGAAGGCCAACTGGCGCGGCGGATCTTGCGGCCTGCGATCAGAACCTCCATCGCGTGGGGGAAGTCCATGTGTCCGTTCTCTGGGTTGTATCTCACTTGAGTGCCTCCAAGGCCAGTTGGGAAAGGGATTGCTTGTCGTGCAGCGCCGCCCAGATCTTCTGGTCAACGGTGTCTGCGGTCAGCAGGACGTAGTTCCACACGTCATGCGCCTGGCCGCTGCGGTGCAGCCGCCCGATGGTCTGCTCGTACAGCTCCAGCGACCACGGCAGCGACAGCCATATCATGTGGTGCCCGCCGTGCTGCAGGTTCAGCCCGTGGCCGGCGCTCTTGGGATGGATAGCCAGCAGCCGCACTTGGCCGGCGTTCCAACCCTTGATGACGTCCCACTTCTCGTCCATCGCCGCCAGCGTGGGGTAACGCCTGCGCAACTCGTTCAACTCCTCGACGTAGTTGTAGACGACGATGGTGTTGGCGTGCTGGTTCTCTGACAGGATGTCGTCCAGCGCGTCGAACTTGTGCGGCGACAACCAGCGCGGCCCGTTGTCGGTGTACAGAAACCCGCTGGACATCTGCTGCAGCTTCTGCGTGACCACCGCAGCGTTCTGCGCGATGGTCGTCTCGTTGCCGAACTGCAGCACGAAGTCCTTCTTCATCTTCTTGTAGTCATCCATCTCCATGCTGCAGGGCATCTCCACCGTGTGCAGCGGGGGCAGCTTGTCCTTGTACTCGCCAGGCTCCAGCACGAACGTGGCCGGCTTGATGCGCTGCATCACGGCGGGCAGCGAGCCGGGCCGGGGCTCCCACTCGGTGTGTGTGCCGCGGTTGTTCTGGTAGAAGTACTGCTGCATGAACGCGCCTTTGCTGCGGCCCAGCAGGCTCTGGTCGATCACCTTGCACTGCCCGAACACATCCTCCAGCCCGTTGCTGGTGAACGAGCCGGTCAGGCCCCAGCGGATCTCAACGGACTTGATGACCTTCTCAAACGCCTTGAAGCGTTTGCCGCTGGGGTTCTTCAGCCGCGTGAGTTCGTCGAACACCACCGCGTCGAACTGCACGTCCTGCTCGGCGAGCCACTGCAGGTTGTCGTAGTTGGTGACGATGACGTCAGCGTCACTGTCAAGTGCTGCTTTACGCTGGGCGGGCGTACCAACCGCCACCCGCACGCGCAATGATGGCGCCCACTTGGTGGCCTCCACAGGCCAGACCGAGGTAACCACCCGCAACGGCGCGACGACGAGGGGGCGGATGCCTTCGTCCTCCACCAAGTCGCGCATGGCCGTCAACGTGATGGCCGTCTTGCCCGCGCCCACCGGCGCAAGGATCATTGCTCTGTCGTGCTCATACAGGAAATCGGCGGCTTGCTCTTGATAGGGGCGCAGTTTCATACCGTCTTACGTCCGATCAACCAAGCCCACAACGCGCCGCCGGCCACCTTGGCCACAAACTGCATGGCTACAATGTGCGGCATCAGCGCGCCAAATGCGATGGTGGGAAACAGCAGGCTGTCCACCGCAGCTCCAGCCACGTTCGATCCGTTGGCGCGAAACATCCACGACCCGCGCAGCCTTGCAAACGCGCTCCAGTCCACCAACGCGGCAGCGGTAAATGCGCACGCCGATGCAACGGCGATTTGCCCTGCTGCTGGGTTGAGGATGTAGGTCAATGCCCCGGTAGCGGCGATGAGCGAGCCCATCTGCCAGACCTTCAAGCGCACATGCAGCCAGTCGCGTAGCGCAAGGTCAAGGCCAATGAGAACGAAGGCGTTGATGGGTGAGATGCTAGGCCCGAAAGCGGCCACAGACAGGTTGGCGAGCGTCATGGCGGCGGCGTAAACGGCGATGGCAATGGAGAGGTTCATGCTGATTCCTTAAAGTCGTAGGTTGCTGGTGAGTTGAACGCTTCAATACGCTGGCGCATAACCTGCGCCCGCGCTTCCTTGGTAGGAGGAAGATAGTTGCCTTTCGCCCAATGCTTATCTATGTTGACGTTGCGGGCGATGTTGGTGGAGTCGGCGCTGGTGAACGGCAGCCGCGTATACACCTTGGGGTTGAGCATGCGAAGGCCGTGCAGCTTTACCAGCGGGCGCCCTTTCAGGTCGCACACGACACGCATTGTTTGGTCGATGCGCACCCACCACTCCGCGTTGCCTACCGTAGCGTACTGGCCGCTGCTGCCGATGCACAGGCGCGGGTACGCGCAAGCAAGGCGTTCCAACCTTTCCAGCGATTCGTGCATGTGCCAGACAGGCGCGCCGAACACAGCGCCCAGCGGCCACTCATCCAGCAGCGCGTCGTTAGCTGCTTCGTCGCCGTCTATGACGTCGGGGATTACGGCGAAGTCGCACCCTGGCGTCAGCCGGCACTCTTGCGCCCACTCGTAGAACGGGCGCCAGTCTTGAATTGGCCGCCCGTTTTTCCATGCAGGAAACGCGCCGTTGTCAACCGCAAACGATTGACATATCTCTACCGCAACACCTAATTGACCTGGGTGTGCAAACGATACAAATGCGTGCCCACCACCCACCGCGCAAACAGCCGATGTCTGCGGCGTGATGGGTAGCCCGTGGTAATGGATCACTTCTCACCGCCCTTCACCACCCAATCCAAGAAGTGATCCACGTCTGCGGCGCCGTACAGGTCGCAGTAGTTGCATCCCATCAAACTCATGTCGTCGCGGAAAACCTGTTGCAGCGGGGACAAATAGCCCGACTTGGTTTTGACCTCGACGAACCACACGCGGCCACCAGGCAGCACGACCAGACGGTCGGCCACACCTCGGTGAGCGGGGCTGACGAACTTGTACGCCTTGCCGCCGAGGGCTTCTACGCCCTTGACCAGCCTGCATTCGACATCTTTCTCAAGCATGACGGTTACGTCCTCGAATTTCATCGGCGCAAATTTTTGCGACCGGCGTTGGCGACTGCGACATCATGTCAAACCAATCGTTGTTGTCACACACTTGCGCGCACTTTTCGCGTTCTAGCGCAACCGCAACCGCAATGGTTTCGTGGACTGCGCGCAGGCAAGTTTCGCGTTCAGCAGCAGCAACTAGAGCCGCAAAATGCACGAGCTTGGCTTTTGCCAAGCGGCCAATGCATTTAGCCTCTGTCGCCATGCGGATTACATCGTTTTGTGTCATCAGACTGTTCTCCGAAATTTTGTGTTTGCCCATGTCCGTAACTTTACAGCGGCAAAAAGTCTTGTGCAAGTCTTTTTTGTGCGATACACTGCAGTCCTCATCAGTTCACTGGAGTTCACATGCAGCACAGTAAAGTAGTCGGCGGGTCCACCGCCAAGCGCGTCATCAACTGCCCCGGCAGCGTGGCGCTCGTTGCCAAGATGCCGCCGCAGGCATCGTCCAAGTACGCCGAGGAGGGCACCCTGCTGCACGGCTGCATGGAAGACCTGCTGGCCGACGGCGAGATGGGCGACGTGATCGCCAAGCACAACCTGACGCCCGAGCAGGCGGAGAAGCTGCAGTTCTGCATCGACGCGCTTGACCAGATTGACCCCGAGCAGACGATGCAGTTCGTCCAAGAGGTCGAAGTGGAGTTTGAAGGCGTCAAGGCGCTGGAAGGCGTGTTCGGCAACGCTGACCTGATCGGCCGCATCGGCGACCGCGCTGTCGTGCTGGACTGGAAGTTCGGCGACGGGGTGATGGTTGAGGCCGAGGAAAGCGAGCAGGGGCTGTTCTACGCCGCCGCAGCCATGAAGACCAGCAAGGTGCAGTGGGCGTTTGACGGCGCTGAAGAGATCGAAATCGTCATCGTGCAGCCGCCGCACGTGAGGCGCTGGGTGACGACGTTCAAGCGCGTGCATGAGTTTGAACGCGAACTGGTCGTGGCCGTGCAAGCCGCCAAGCGACCCGACGCCCCCGTCGTGATTGGCGACCACTGCCGCTGGTGTACCGCCAAGCCGATCTGCCCGCAAGTCAGCGGCGCGGTTGATCGCGTCACGCACACGGCGCTGGCCACGGTGGACCCCGAGGCGCTGGGCCAGGCGCTGGCGCTGGCCGAGCGGCTGGAGGACTTCATCGCTGACGCTCGCAAGTTGGCGCTGGCGCGGCTGGAGAAGGGCATGGCCGTGCCGGGTTATAAACTGGTGCCCAAGCGGGCGACCCGTCAGTGGGTGGATGACAAGGCGATGCACGTTTTGTGGCTCAACGCCGGCATCTGTCCTACCAAGTACCAAGAGATCAAATTGCGCAGTCCTGCTCAGATGGAGAAGGTCTGCAAGGAGCACGGCGTGGAGTTCCCCGCAAACCAAGTGGTGAGCATCTCGTCAGGCAACACCCTCGCACCGGAGAGCGATCCCCGGCCCGCGGCGGTGCTCATCGGGCAGCAGTTGGTTGCTGCCCTCTCGAAACTGAAGTGAAAGGTTCAATCGTGTCCAATATCGTTGCGTTCTCTCAAGCCGGTCTGCCGGCAGTTTCTTCCCTGTCCACGGCCCTTCGCGCCATCGCACCTGACGTGGCCTCCCTCACGGTCATTTTGAAGATGGACAAGACGGGCCACTGGGTGTTCGGCGCGGATCAGACCGAGGTGGAGGAGGGCTCCTTGTGGGCTGTCAATCCGTTCTCGTTCGTCCACGGCTTTATTGCGTGGGGCGCGGAAAGGACTCCGGCGGCAGGCACTGTTTTGGGCGAGAAAATGGTTGGCATCACGCAACCGTTGCCTGAAATGGGGCCTGCTCCGGAGAACAACGCGAGAGGGTGGGAGCCGCAGGTCGGATTCAGCCTCAAGTGCATCAGCGGGGAAGACGCTGGCGTGGAAGCGCGGTTTGCCGTGACCAGCGTCGGTGGTCGGCGTGCGGTGCAGGGGCTGGCGGTAGCCATTGCCCTGCAAGTGGAGAAGGACCAGACCAAGCCGGTGCCGGTTCTGGCGCTCAAGAAAGACCACTACCAGCACAGCTCTTATGGGCGCATTTATGTGCCCGTGCTTGATGTGCAGCACTGGGTCGGCATGGACGGCGCGGCTGACGAAGCCGAGTCTGCCGAGGCGCCCGCCGCCGAGCCGGCACCGACTGGCCGTCGTCGTCGCGCGGCCTAACCAGAGAAGGGGGCGGGGCTGAGAGGCCCCGCTTTTTTTATGCCCATCTGGATTGACTTCGAAACCCGCAGCGCCTGCGACCTCACGGTCGCGGGCGTTTACAACTACGCGCAGGACGCGAGCACAGAAGTGCTGTGCATGGCGTATGCGCATGACGATGAGGAGGTGCAAATTTGGCAACCGAGCCAAGAATTTCCAAAATCAGTTCGGCAGGCCGTGCTGGCCGGTGAGCGCGTCTACGCTCACAACGCCGCGTTTGAGCGGCTGATCTGGACGTATGTGCTGTGGTCAGACCACAACGCGCCCGTGCCCAAGCTGGAGCAGTTCTACTGCACCGCTGCGCAGGCCCGTGCCAACTGCGCGCCGGGCTCGCTGGAGGACGTCGGTCGGTTCGCGGGCGCGTCGATGCGCAAGGATCACAAGGGCGCTGCGCTGGTGCGCAAGTGCTGCTGTCCACCCTTCAAGCACGCCGAGCAAGACCTGGCCGACCTGTTCGACTACTGCGCTCAGGACGTCCGCGCGATGCGGGCCATTAGCAAGGCCCTACGCCCGCTGTCCGCCGAGGAGTTGTCCGACTACTGGGCAAACGAGCGCATCAACGACCGCGGCGTGCTGGTGGATGTAGACCTCGCCAAGGCCGCGCAGACCTACGCTGTGGAGGAACTCGACGCCATCCAGCAGGAGGTGCGCGAGGTGACGGACGGCGAGATCACATCGGTGCGCTCGCCCCGGATGCGTGAGTGGGTGTGGGCGCGGGTTGGCCCCGAGGCGCGTCGTTTGATGACGGTCCACAAAGACGGAGAAGAAAAGCAGTCCATCGACAAAACCGTCCGTGCCGCGCTGCTGATCCTAGCAGAGGAAAACCCTGATGAAGTACCCCCTGACGCGGCGACCGTCATCCAGTGCGCAGACGACCTCTGGGCCTCGTCGGTCGCCAAATTTGTCCGTATGGCCAACCTTGCGGATGTCGAAGATCACCGTGTGCGTGGCGCGTTCGTGTTCGCTGGCGGTGCTGCCACAGGCCGGGCCAGTTCATACGGGCTGCAAGTCCACAATTTCGCCCGCAAGGTCGCCAAAGATCCGCAGGCCGTCCGTCATGCGATGTGCCGTGGACATCAGATCGTTCCTGCGTTCGGCAAGCGCGTCACCGACGTCCTGAAGGGGATGCTGCGCCCGGCGCTGATCCCGGCAGCGGGTAAACAGTTCGTCGTCGCTGATTGGTCGGCCATTGAAGGCCGCGTGAACCCGTGGCTGGCCGCGACGCCTGCGGGTGACACCAAGCTGGAGGCGTTTCGTCGCGGGCTGGACGCCTACATCGTCAACGCGGCCGCGACGTTCAACACTTCGTATGACGCCATCTTGGCCGGCTACGAGGCCGAAGACGCTGTGTCCACCGGGCAGAGGCAGATCGGCAAGGTGCAAGAGCTCGCCTGCGGGTTCGGGGGTGGCGTGGGCGCGTTCGCCGCGATGGGGCGCGTGTACGGTGTGAACCTGCCAGAGCATGAGGCCAAGCGAATGGTCAACGCTTGGCGCAAGGCGAACCCGTGGGCGCCGCTGTTCTGGTCGGATCTTGAGCGGGCCTACATGGGCGCGATGCGGCGCAAGAGTCAGGCGGTGCCGGCAGGGCGAGTGTCCTACTTGTTCGATGGGGCTCATCTCTGGTACGCGCTGCCGAGTGGGCGCATACTGTGCTACCCCCACGCTCGACTCGACGCCGATGGCATCAGCTACGCCAAAGCCTCTTGGAAACCCGCCGCTGATGCCAAGGAGTGGCCTCGCGCGCGCCTGTGGCCGGGTCTGGCATGCGAGAACGTCACGCAAGCCGCGGCGCATGACATCCTTCGACATGCGCTGCGTGAGCTTGAGCGCGAGGGCGAGGATGTGGTCTTGCACGTCCACGACGAAATCGTCTGCGAGACGAGCGATTCCGCGCGAACAACCGAACTGATGAAGCGGGTGATGACCAACCCGCCAGCATGGGCGGCGGGTCTGCCGCTCGGCATCGGCATCAAAACAATGGAGAGATACGGCAAATGAAAGTTCTGTCTTTTGGCGGAGGCACGGACAGCACCGCCATTCTGTGCGGCTGGGTCGAGCGTGGGCTAGAGCCGTTCGATCTGATTCTGTTTGCGGACACGGGCGGCGAGCGCCCACACACTTACGAGCACATTGAACGCATGCAGGCGTGGCTTGCCAAGCACGGCATGCCGCCCATCACCATCGTTCGCAAAGTGCGCCACGACGGGCGCGTGCACGGGTTGGAAGAGAACTGCCTTGAGGCGCAGATGCTGCCTTCGCTGGCGTATGGCTTCAAAGGCTGTTCGCAGAAGTTCAAGATCGCGCCTCAGGAAAAGCACGTCAACAACTTGCCTGCGGCCAAAGCGATTTGGAGCGCCGACGACAAGGTGGACAAGTACATCGGCTATGAGTTTGCCGAGACGCGGCGTTGGATGAAGGCGCCAATAGAAGACGGGAAGTACCGATACCACTACCCTCTTGTGGAGTGGGAGTGGTCGCGCCCTGATTGCCTTGCTGCGATTGACCGTGCCGGCCTGCCGCGTCCTGGTAAGTCGTCGTGTTTCTTCTGCCCTGCGTCCACCAAGCCGGAAATCGCCGCCCTGAAGCAGACATATCCGGTTCTGTTTCAGCGGGCGCTGGACATGGAAGCCAACGCCAAGCTGACCAGCGTCAAAGGGTTGGGGCGCCGGTTCTCTTGGCGCGAATACGACACGACCTTAGAGGAGCCGGACGTGGTGCCGTGCATTTCTTGCGCCGATGGCAGCAACAGTTGCGAGACACCAAAATAAAAGGAGAACTGGCAAATGACATCACAAGAATTCATCGAGTACCTCGCCGCGCTCGCGCCTGCTGGCGAGACGGCGTTGATCGTGCGGCAGACGCCGCGCCTGGTGAACGGCGAGATGCAGTTCCACGCCAACGGCGCGATCAAAGCAAGCTGGCCGGCGTACCTGCCCACACGGCGCATCAAGGAGGGTGAAGCGTGGTTCGGCAACACCGCCTCGTTCATCATCGACCGATTCATTGAGGGCAAGCCCAGCGCAGGCGCGGCGAACTGCGAATATGTGCTGGTGATGATGCTGGACGATATCGGCACCAAGAGCAAGACGCCCCCGCTGGCCCCGACTTGGATCATGGAGACGTCAGCGGGGAACTTCCAGTGGGGCTACGTCTTCAGCGACCAGCCGACCAAGCTGGAGTTCGCTGGCGCCATCAACGCCATCGCTGCGGCAGGCTACACCGACGCGGGGGCCTGCAACCCGGTGCGCAACTTCCGACTGCCTGGCTCGGTCAACTTCAAGCCCGGCAAGGACTCGTTCGTCTCGCGCCTGGTGGAGTGGGACCGCTCGCGCGAGTACACGCTGGCCGAGATCTGCGCCGGCCTGGGCGTGACGCCCGAGGCGGTCGAGTCGTTGGGGCCGCGGCCCGTGCGCCTGTCCGATGACGGGGCCGACGACGTGGCGACATGGTTGTCCGAGCAGGGGCTGGTGCTCAGTAGGCCAAACACCGAGGGCTGGATGGGCGTGGTGTGCCCCAACGCGAACCAGCACACGGACGGCAACCCCGAGGGGCGTTACCTGCCCAGCGGGCGGGCGTACTGCTGCCTGCACTCGCACTGCATTGATCTGGACAGCGCTTGGTTCCTTGAGTGGGTGGCCGAGCGGGGTGGGCCGAAGCACACGCCTGGCCTGCGGGACGAACTGCTGCAGCAGGCGATGCTGCAGACCATCGGGCGGCTGACGCCCACGCCCGAACTGGCCGGTGCGGTGGCCGAGGTCATGGCCGAGGTGGACCGGGCCGAAGCCGCGCGGACCGACAAGGCCGACTGGTGGTCCCGGTTTGCTTACGTTGTGTCCGATGATGCGTACTTTGACATGCGCGAGCGGCGGCAGTTCACGCGAACCAACTTCAACGCGCTGTTCCGGCACGTTAGTTGCAGGTCGATCCACGGCAAGAATCCAAAAATCGAAGCGTCGATCTGCTTCGACGAGCACCGCCAGACCAAGGGTGGGCGCGTGCTGGACGGTATTGCCTACAGCGCGGGCGATGACGTGCTGGTGGCCCGGGCCGGTGGCGTGTTCGGCAACAAGTGGCGCGATGGCCGGCCGGCAGCCGCTGGGGGTGCCTCGGACGCCGCCGTGCGCCCGTGGCTTGAGCACGCCGAGCGGATGATCCCCGACGCCGCCGAGCGTGAGCATGTCCTGAACATCATGGCGTTCAAGGTTCAGCATCCCAGCATCAAGATCAATCACGGTGTGCTGCACGCTGGCCGGCCTGGCAGTGGTAAGGACTCACTCTGGGCGCCGTTCCTGTGGGCGGTAGGTGGCGAGGGGAAGACGAACGTTGCGACCGTCCGCAACGAGGAGATCAATTCCCAGTGGGGCTATGCTTTCGAGTCTGAGGTGCTGGTGCTGAACGAACTGCGCCAGCCCGAGGCCAGCGACCGTCGCGCGCTGGAGAACCGACTCAAGCCCCTGCTGGCCGCGCCGCCTGAACTGATCTCGATCCAGCGTAAGGGGCTGCACCCCTACGATGCGGCGAACAGGCTCTTGGTCTTGGCGTTTTCCAACGAGCGCGCCGCTATCTCGTTGCCGTCAGATGATCGCCGCTGGTTCGTGCTGTGGTCCGAGGCCGAGATCATGCCCCCGGACGCCGCGGCGCGCCTGTGGGCCTGGTACGCGGGCGGTGGCCTGGCCAGTGTGGCCGCGTGGCTCCACGCGCGGGATGTCAGCACGTTCCAGCCTGGCGCCGCGCCGCCCATGACGGAGGCCAAGGCGATCATGCTGCAGGCGGGCCTGAGCGGGTCCGAGGCGTGGCTGGTGGAGCAGATGACGCATCGCGTGGGCCTGTTCGCCCGTGGCGTGGTCGGTGGCCCGTGGCAGGGGTTCTTGGAGGGCTTGCAGGCCCGCGCGCCGGCCCATATCAAGCTGGTGGTCCCTGCCCTGCTACATGCCTTCCGTGAGGCCGGATGGGAAGATATGGGCCGGGTCTACTCGGTCGAACACCCGACGAAAAAGCACGTATTCCGCGCGCCTGACTGGACGGGAAGCAAATCGGAGGCCCGCCGCTTGGTGGATCTGCCCGAGCCCAGCGCGGCTGACATCATTGCCCGTGTGAAGGGCTGACAGGCAAGAAAAAGCCCGCCGGGCTTGTGGCCTGGCGGGCTTGAAGACCCCGAGGGGTGACAGGAGAAAGTTGGCAGGCCCGACTATAAGTCAAGGATGATGATCAGTCCAGCGGCCAGCAGCAGGGCTAAGCCGGCCCAAATCATCGCCAGCCCTTCGGGGCTTTCTGCCAAGGCCCAAATGCGCGCGATTCGTCGTCAACGGTGTCGTCGTCGTCGTCGTCCGGGTACAGTTCCCGGCGTTCCTCTTCCAGTTCTGATGGGGTCAAGGGTCGGTCAGGATCAAGGCAGGGGATGTAAGGCATGGTCAGGCCTCCACCGTTTCGATTTCCACAGAGTAATCCACGGGCTTGCGACCGGGGTTCGATTCCCATTCGTCGTGGGCTAGGTCGTCGAGCGTGTCGTCGTCTGCACCTTCTGGCGCGTCAAATTCCATGCGGTAAACCACGGTTTCGGTAACAGTTGCGTAGCGTTTCATAGGTCAATCCTCCAAATCAAACCAATGGGGCATGTCTTCGATGTACCCGTAAAAGTACCATCCTACGGCGCCCGTGTTCGGCAGGGCCCCGTAGACTTCGACCTCTCCACGCTGGCGGATACGGTAGCAGCGAGGGCCGAATTTGTCCCGCAGCGCGGCACGAAGTTTTTTCATTCGTCAGTCCTCCGGATTGGAAAAGTCGGTCCGGATGACGGGGCGGCCCCGGTCAATCCAGCAGTACAGACCAGAATTGTCGCGGGCGACCTGCTCGCATTCCTCACGCGGTCCGGCAATTAGGAGTCGCCCGTCCTGAGTGAATGCTGCAGCAGGATACCCGGCGCAGTCAGGGGGGATGTTCAGATACAGCATAGGTCAGTCCTTTCAAAACAGCGCCGGCGTGTCCGGCAGGGGTTGACGTGGTGCCACTGGCGCGCGCACGGGCTTAGGGTCCGGGGCGTGGCCGGGGGCCGGTAGCGTGACGGGGAAGGGCCACGGGCGGGGGCGTGGTGGCGTGGCGTGGTGCATTGGGTTAGAACGGCTCATTCTTCAATCCGTTCGATGATTACGCCAGCAGGAAGTATTTCGCTACCCGCGATGCGATTTCGGCAATCGTCAACGTCGGTGCCAGCGTACGGGAAGAAAAACCGAACGCCCGTAGCGGTATCAAGGCAATAGACCCAAAACTGTCTCATGGTGTACCTTTCAGATAGAACGAATTGAAATGACGCGCCGGGCATGCCCTGCAGCATGGTCAGCGATAACGATGGAACGGGCATGCTTTGACGTCCCTGCGCAGAGCATGCAGTCGCTGCACTGGGCTTTGCGGCCGCCCTCGACGCTGGCGGGGCACGTAACCTCGAGGGGCTGACGGTCAACCCCGATAGATACCCGGAAGTAACGCATTCCCATAGTCTGAGCTTGTGCGGCCTCTGCAGCGGTATCGGCACTCGCCATCACCAGTGGCGACCATGCGCGCGCGTTGAACCCGTGCGCTTGCCATTGGTGGGTGTACCCGACATGCCCGGCGGATAGGCTCACCAGTAGCGCCCACAATTCCACGGGTGCAGCTGCAGGATCGCCATAAGTGCCAAGCCTGAGCTTGCGACCACGCAACACGGCGCGCACTTGGTCAACCGATGATGCGCGAGCGTAGGACCCGCGACGGTATGCCCGATAGACTGAGAGCACGGATTCGTGCACTTTGACGTAACAAGGGGCATCACCAGTAGCGCGCGCGAGCATTGGACGATGGGGGCACAGTCCGCACACTGACGCATCGTCGCCCGTCTTGAGTGCCGTGTGAGGTTCGACGTCACTACGAATAATGAACGATTGAACGAGGTTCCCTGTCTTTGCGTTTTCGCTGCTATCGGCCAAGCCTGTCAGGATCACGACGATAGGCTTGCCATCGATAACGCTGGGACCATCGTAAACAATCAGGCTGTTGGTGTTCATGGTGTACCTCAGTGGATTAGATTGGACTGTGTGATGCTGGCGCATCCCATAGGCGCCCGTTGGGGGCGCCTAGGTGGATGGGTCAGGCAACGGTAGCGCGAGCGATAGCGGCTTTCACTTCATCGCGCAGGAATCCGGGCATCGTTGCGCGCTCCAGCACGTGCTGGAGCGCGGCAAGCATGTCAGGTGCTGCGGCGATGAGGCGGGCATCGGCGGTGGCGTTTCTGCATAGCGGCGATGCGCCGTCATATCTGCCGGGCTCAAGCGTCAAGAGGGCTGTGCAGTGGCCGGAAGCGAAAATGTTGTACGCGTTGCGATCCGGCAGCTTGTCGGCAATCCAAGGGCCGGGCGTGTGAGTGGCGGTCATAGTGTGGTTCTCCGGTCAAATGAAAGCAGCGAGCAAAAGCCCGAGAGCCGCGCCGTAGGCGCAAGCGAAGATGATGTCACGGGTGCGCATGGTGTCAGGCTCCGATGATGGTGGATTCACTGCGCAAGCGAGCTTGCAGGTGCTGCGGGTAGGTGCTCAGGTCGTGCGCAGTCCAGTCACGGGCGAAGCCGTCCGCGCGCATCAGGACAGACTGGATCGCGCGAACGAGGGTTTCGGCTTGCACGATGAACTGCCCGTGTCCAGCACGGAATACGATGTAGGTTTTCATGATAGGCGCTCTAGGCGATGGGTTGAACACAGCAGTAATGTAAAACAATGTTGTTACCCTACTGAAGTGTAGGGTCAAATTGTTAGGTCATGGGGGTCGCCTACAGGCGCCTAAACCGATGACCTAACACTCCCAGGACGCGATTTGGGGTGAGCAATAGTTGACTGGCGCGCAAGGGATTAGGTGATGCTGGGGGGCTGTCTTATCCGGGTGGTTAGCTCATGGGCTAGGCGGTGATGACGCCCCGGCTTACCGAGGGGGATAGGCTAGTTAGGTCATCTAATCATCTACTCTTGGTTGAAACAAATAAAATACTGTATATATATACAGTACACATATGGTGGCGGCTGGCATGCCCCGCTTTAGATGACCTAAATAGCCTATCGCCCCATCGCACCCGCGTCACCACGCAACCATATGCAGTCTAGGCGCATAGCATGGCATGACCCAGACCACCTAGCACCAGGTGGCCTTGTCTCCCAGGGCATCGACCCGGATAGGCGACGCCTAGAGCGCCTAGCAGCGCCTAGCTGGTAGCTGGGGGCGTGCGGCCCAGGCGCCAGACAGCCGCGTGCTGATCGTCAGCGTGCTGATCGTCAGTGTGCTGATCGTCAGTGTGCTGATCGTCAGTGTGCTGATCGTCAGTGTGCTGATCGTCAGTGTGCTGAGAGGGGGGCCGGGGGGCCGGCGACCTGAGCGGTCAAAAACGAAGGGCTCGCAGACAATTTTTATTTTTTGGGGCCACAAGCAAAAATTATTTTTGCAAACACAAACGGAAAAGGCTTACGCTATACTCAGACCGCCATGTTCAAGTCGCTCCCGCTGACCATCCGCGAAGTCAAAGCCACGGAGGCCGTGCTAAACCGCGTGTATGACGCGGCGAAACGGGGGCTGAAAGGCGACAACCTGGCGTTGGCGGCAGGGTTGTTGCCAAGCGAGTACCGGCGCTTGCGCGAACTGGACCCGATTGCGGAGTTGGCCGAACAGAAAGGCCGCGCGGATAGCGAACTTGCCATGTCCGCAGTGTTGCATGAGGCGGCGCTGAACGGCGACTACAAAGCGGCGCTGGCGATCTTGCAGAACGTCCACGGTTGGGTGGCCAAGCAGCAGGTGCAGATCGACGTGGCGCAGCAGATCAGCATCACGGCAGCGCTTGAGCAGGCGCAGTCGCGGGTGTTGGAACTCGTACATGAGGTGACGGATGCAAGAGCCCCGGTTCTCGGCGGAACAAGAGCAAGGCTTGATGGCCAGGCTCTGGAGTCCGGCGATAGCGAACGACCCTGAAAAGTTCGTACTGTTCGCGTTCCCGTGGGGCGAGAACGGCACGCCGTTGGCCAAGCACAAAGGGCCGCGGGGGTGGCAGCGTCAGGTGCTGCGCGACATCCGCGACCACATCGCCAAGAACGGGTCGATAGACGCCTACCAGGTGCTGCGCATGGCCACGGCGTCAGGGCGCGGCATCGGCAAGTCGGCGCTGGTGAGTTGGTTGGTGGTGTGGATGCTGACCACGCGCATCGGCGCCAGCGTCATCGTGTCGGCCAACAGCGAGGCGCAGCTTCGCAGCATCACATGGGCCGAGATCACGAAGTGGTTGGCGATGCTGATCAACAGCCACTGGTGGGAGATCAGCGCCACGCGGATCACGCCGGCCAAGTGGTTGAGCGAGATCGTCGAGCGCGACCTGCGCAAGGGCACGCGGTACTGGGGCGCGGAAGGGCGGCTGTGGTCGGAGGAGAACCCTGACGCTTACGCCGGCCTGCACAACTCAGACGGTGTGCTGCTGATCTTTGACGAAGCCAGCGGCATACCGGACACGATCTGGGACGTGGCGCAGGGCTTCTTCACGGAGAACACGCCGCACCGGTTCTGGCTGGCGTTCAGCAACCCGCGGCGCAACCAAGGGTACTTCTACGAATGCTTCAACGCCAAGCGGGCGTTCTGGAACACGCGGCAGATCGACGCCCGCACGGTTGAGGACACGGACAAGAGCGTCTACGAGCAGATCATCGAAGAGTACGGCGAGGACAGCCCGCAGGCCCGCATTGAGGTCTACGGCGAGTTCCCGTCAACGGGTGACGAGCAGTTCATCGCGCCGCGGCTGGTCGATGAGGCGTTCAAGCGAGCCAAGTACAAAGACCCCGGAGCGCCTATCGTGATCGGCGTGGACCCGGCGCGCAGCGGGGCGGACTCCACCGTTATCGTGGCCAGGCAGGGGCGCGACATACTGGAGATCCGGCGCTACCGCGGCGACGACACCATGACGGTCGTGGGGCACGTCATTGAGGCGATTGAGGATTTTAAGCCCACGCTGGTGGTGCTGGACGAGGGCGGGCTGGGGTACGGCATCCTTGACAGGCTGAACGAGCAGCGATATAAGGTGCGCGGCGTCAATTTTGGCTGGAAAGCCAAGAATCAGGTCATGTGGGGCAACAAACGGGCCGAAATGTGGGGTGCGATGCGCGACTGGTTGCGCACTGCGGCCATCAAAGAGGACCGGCAGCTTAAAACGGACCTGACGGGGCCGAAAACCAAGCCCGACAGCAGCGGAACGATCTATCTGGAGTCGAAGAAGGACATGAAAGCCCGTGGATTGGCCTCTCCAGACGCTGCTGACGCGCTGGCGGTCACGTTCGCCTTTCCTGTGGCCTCCAGAGAGCGCGTGGACCGCCCCAGAACGCTTACAATGCGCGACAGAAGCCAAATGTCGGCGAGTTGGATGGGGGCGTGATGGCAACAAAACCGGGTTTGTACGCGAATATCCACGCCAAGCGTGAGCGTATCAAAGAAGGCTCTGGCGAAAAGATGCGCAAACCGGGCGCTTCCGGCGCCCCGACTGCCAAAGCCTTCAAAGAGTCCGCCAAGACGGCGAAGAAGAGCAAGTAATGGCTGACTACACCGGCATTACCGCCGCCGCCGCTGTCGCCAATGGCGGCGGGGGCAAGAACAAGTCTGAATCGGACCTGCTGGCCACCGCGCGCACCCGGCTGAACCAAGCCATCTCGGCGTATGGGGAAAGTCGAGAGGACGAGCTTGACGACCTGAAGTTCTTCGCCGGCAGTCCGGACAACCACTGGCAGTGGCCAGCAGACGTTTTGGCCACCCGCGGCGCGGTGCAAGGGCAGACGATCAACGCCAGGCCGTGCCTGACGATCAACAAGCTGCCGCAGCACGTCCGGCAGGTCACCAACGACCAACGGCAGAACCGCCCCAGCGGCAAGGTGATTCCGGCCGACGACAAGGCCGACATTGAGGTCGCAGAGATCTTTGACGGCGTGGTGCGGCACATTGAGTACATCTCTGATGCCGACGTGGCCTACGACACGGCCTGCGAGAACCAGGTGTCGTTTGGCGAGGGCTACATCCGCTTGCTGACCGAATACTGCGACGACAACAGCTTTGATCAGGACATCAAGATTGGGCGGGTGCGCAACTCGTTTTCGGTCTACATGGACCCGATGATCCAAGACCCGTGCGGGTCGGACGCCAAGTGGTGCTTTATCACCGAGGACATCACCCGCGAGGAGTATCACCGGTTGTACCCCAAGGCGTCGCCGGCCAACACGCTGATGAGTCTGGGCGTGGGTGACCAGTCCCTGAGCCAGTGGCTGCAAGAAGACACGGTACGCATCGCGGAATACTTCTACGTCGAGTACGACCCTGCCACGTTGAACCTGTATCCCGGCAACCAGACGGCGTTTGCCGGCACGCCTGAGGACAGGCAACTCAAGGCGATGTTCGGCAAGCCGCTGCGCAGCCGCCAAGCCGACCGCAAGCGCGTCAAGTGGTGCAAGATCAACGGCTACGAAATCCTTGAGGAGCAGGAGTGGGCCGGCAAGTACATCCCCGTGGTGCGGGTGGTCGGCAACGAGTATGAGGTCGATGGCCGGGTGTACGTCTCGGGTTTGGTGCGCAACGCCAAGGACGCCCAGCGGATGTACAACTACTGGACGAGCCAAGAGGCCGAGATGCTGGCGCTGGCCCCCAAAGCACCGTTTATCGGCTACGGCGGGCAGTTTGAAGGGTACGAGATGCAGTGGAAGACTGCAAACACCCAGAACTGGCCGTATTTGGAGGTCAACCCTGACGTAACGGACGGCGCGGGCAACACGCTGCCCCTGCCGCAGCGCGCCATGCCGCCGATGGCCCAGACGGGCCTGATTCAGGCCAAGATGGGGGCTTCAGAGGACATCAAGGGCACCACGGGGCAGTACAACG